TTGGTCGCCAGTACCAATGAGTTCGATTGCGAGGTTCGTGCTATACGAGGAGGCCATGTTTAAACTCCTAATTTACGGTCTGTATCTCAGTCCAATTGGGACTCTGAGCATCTGTTACATCAGTCCAACCGGGCGTCTGAGCATCGCTTAAATTCTGCCAGTTGGGGGTTTGGTTGTCATCGACTGGATTCCAAAGGTAAGCCCCTGAAACAGTATCCAGTCCCGACACTATCTCAAGGATCTGTGCGTTGAAGTTCTGTCCTGCAACTGCATCCTGATCTGCCGCTGCCACGATCTCATCGATCATGACCTTGAAGTTGACCAAGGCTTTGTTGTTATCCGAGCCGGTTACAGACTCAGAGACACTTGCCCCGTATGCGGTGTTGGATGCGGTCGTATCTTGCGCGTTGACCGTTTCATCAACAGCGGTGGGGAACAAAAACACTGAGGACGAAGCATCACTACCCGTCGCCGTCTCAGCAATGTCCGAATCAAACTCTTGGCCTGCGGCTACGGCATCTAACGGACTGGCAACCTCAAGGATCTGGGCATTGAAGTCCTGAGCCGCTGCCACGGCATCTGAGGCTTGAGCCTGTTCCGACACCGCCGAAGCAAAGTTCGCATTTGCCAGAACTTCATCCGAACCTGTTGCCGTCTCAGAAACTGAGCCACCGAACACCACCACAGAAGCCGTTTCATCTGAAGCCGTTGCAGATTCATTCGCATAAACCTGCCAAACACTTGCCCCAACGATGACGGCATCATCAGCAACCGCAGATTCAGAAACAGCCGTAGCAAAGTCGTTGTTGGCGGCGATCAGGTCATCAGCGACAGCGGACTCAGCAGCGGAGCGATCATAGACCGACATCCCCCATCCAGCTTGTCCCCATGTGCCTGATCCAAAGCCGCCTTCCATTAGACCTTCTCTAACTGATCCTCAGCAAACCAACGGTGCTGTGAGTTGCCATCCGCATCCACCCAGCTAATGAGGCAGAGAATGGTTCCGTCATCCAGCATCTTGAACTTCTCCACCGGGCCTTGCGGAATCACCGACGCCAACTTCACCACATCGCCTTGTTTAAATTTCGCTGCCATCTGAATTCTCCTTACGCTGCATCAAGGCTGAAGGTGTAGGTCACAGACAGAACGTCGCCGTTCTGAACCACGCGATCACCGGGGGCCGCAAAGTCTGACGCTGAAAACAACACCCCTGACGTACCACCCGGCAAATCGCCCGTCGTTAAAAACGCGCCACCCACATTGGCAGAGGCATTGATCAAGAACTGAGCGACTGCCGCAGAGTTCGCAATCACCGAAGGATCTGCTGTGGTGGCTGCACCGAATGTCGCCGCAGGGCGAGTGGCATTGGTATATGCCGTGACTTCCGTCCATCCCGCATGGGAGGCCATCGTGTCAGCCGAAGAAGGATCGTTGGTCGAAGCAGGACCGTAGATACCCACATACCATGCAGCGGTGTAACCTGAGCCTTTGAAGAAGCTCTCGTTCATGTAGGCCAAGCCCACATTCACCACAAGGTTCTTGGACTTCTGTTCCCACTTGAGGTTGCCATCTTTGTCATGGCAACGTACCGTGAAAATACCGCCGCCCTTGAGACCGTCACGGGTGCCGTTGCCTTTCTGGACATTCGCACCAACGGCATCAACGGACTTTGCCTTATTGATTAGCATCGTTGATTCTCCTAATTAAACCTAAGTAACGCTGAGGTTGAAGTATTTGCAGGCATCTGCACCGTGAAAGAGTTCGTGGCAATCTTGTCATCGCCAAAACTCAAAACTGCGATGGATTTGTTGGACTTACTGGCGTTGTAAATCAAACCGCCAGCCGCCGTGAAACTAGCCGGATTCCAAACGGCATTGTCGAAGTTGACGTACACCGTGCCTCCCGATTTGTTCAAGGTGACACCGGTTAACACAACCCCGCCTGCGGTATAGCCTCCGCCGACAACTTCATGATCGGTGGTATACGCGAGGGTATCCTCGTTTAAATCAGCCGTGCTGTAGTACAACGCCAACTGAAGCGTATCTGTCAGGAGATCGTGTTCCCCTTTCAAGATCTGCTCTTTGAAGCTGGTGGTGAGCGTCTGGAAAATCATGTGACCGGAATCCTGTTAAGACCATTCCGGAATGCATCCTGACGATCCTTGCCTTCGCCAAGGCGTTTCAGGAGAGCCAAGGACTCTTGGTACTTCTGCTCATAGTACTGAACCATGTCTGCTTCGCCCTTCATGTAGAGATAGGCTTCGCGCAGGGTTCCGTAGAGAAGTACGGTCTCGAAGTTATCGCCGAGCCAAGAGGTACTCGCCGTCACAATGCTTTCTGGGTAATAGTAATAATGCAGTTCGACTTGGTAGTTGCTATCAGGGGTTGGCCCTAAGATGAAAGTGTTTTGGTCGAAGATAGCATAGTACTTCGGAACACCCACATCATCAGGGTCCGGATAGCATTCCCGAATAAAGTTGACATCCTTGTCGAGAAGAAAGGTCTGAGCGTTTGTAACCGGATCAATCACCGCCAGCGAAAAGTTCGCCAGCCAATCTGCCGGAACAGTCAGATACTTGTTGCTAGGGGTCAGGGTGCCGATCTGGTTCTTTCGAATCGCGGGGATGAAGACAGCGTTATAGATCCGCTCTTCTGCCAGTTGAACGAAATTGGGGATGTTCGCAACAAACGAAGTTTCTTCGTTCTGCGTGTACTGTTTAACCAGATCGACGAGTTGGGTGTAGTTCATGTCACAGCGACCGTCACAGTTCCGACGAACCCAGTGGAGATCAAATCATTCGGGGTGAGATCCGTGTCATAGCCTTCAGCCCCGCCAATCGGATTCCATCCATACTGGAACATCCGGCTACCACCTGCGCCTTGGTTACCGGGGGCAAAGAAGGTGTTATCGGGGCGGGCATTGCGAAGCGCCTGCGGATCATCCATAGGGATGCGACCTAACTGCAACTGCGGGTGGTCCACATCCATGCATTCAAAACACACCCGAATACCAATGGGGAGCAGGTTCTCATACTGCTCGTTTAAATCATGCAGATCGTACCGCTGACCACACCGGTCGCAGAATCCAAATGCATGTTTACCACTGGCAAACGGTTTGCCCATTAGACGTTCCTGCCAATATAGCCATGCATAGGCACGAATCGTACGGAGGCTTTTTCCCGATCCTCACCTGCCGCCAGATCCCATTGGATCTCATATTCCTGCTTGAGTAGACCCACCCGATCTGCGGCTTCAGGACGCTTCATCGCAATGTAGTAGGCGAGTCCAGAAACTAAGCAGGGTAAGAATCGTGCAGGGATATCGATGGTATTGGAACCGCCATTCCCCACATCCTGAATACGCCGCATCTTCCAATAGACGAGGGTATAAGTCTGGGTGTTGTCAGGAACCGGCCACAGATACACCACCGGAGCGGCTCTCTGTCGATCCACATAAATCTGTAGCGGCATCCCTTGGGTGAGCTTGTTGCTCAATTGGGCATAGTCCGATACCGAAATGCGGGACAGGGTGTAATCCGTTTGGCTGGAGACATTCCCAGAATAAGTTCTGAGTTGATGCTCCAATAGATCGATGGTGTCAGCGGGCATGGTGTAGGTGAAGGTTCCGGGAGTCAGTACCTGAGACCCTTGTTCCACCGTCCAGAGATTGATGCCCCGGTTCTGCCATTCGAGGGCCATGAAGTTCATGGATCGGCGGGCAGTCTGGAGATCATAACCGGTACGCAACTCCATACCCGCCCGTTCGAAAGCCTCTTCAACGAGTTCCCGAAACTCAGGGTTGAAAGTTGCTACACCGCTGGTGGTCATTAGACCATCCGGCCCTTGGTCTTACCGCGCATGGCGCAACCATCAATGCCACGACCGGTGGAACCGCCTTGGGCGTAAGACATACCGCCTTTTTTGTAGGTCATGCCACCACCCATCATTTTGCCTTTGCCATCTGCCGCAAAGAACGGGACCTTCTCGCCGCCCTTATCGACCATCTTGAGGCTTCCACCTTCAGCATAGGACATGCCGCCCTTACGCATCATGTTCTTCATATCATCCTCCATTCCTTTGCGTTTCTCTTCCTCAACACCAATTGCAATCACCATCAAGGGATCTCGACCTTTCATGCCCGTGTCCTCCCTCGCATCGCACATCCATCGATACCGCCGCCTCTTGCCATGTTCTTCTTCGGCTTGCTCATGCCCGCCTCAGATAACGCAATGGCAATTGCTTGCTCACGATCTTTAACCACAGGCCCCTTCTTGCTGCCCGAATGAAGTTTGCCTTCCTTAAACTCTTCCATAACCGTGCGAACCTTGCCCGGTTTCTCAATTTGTTGACCCATGTTGGACCGAGATATCGCCATCTTACTTGCCTCGTTGTCTAAACGGTTTCACTTTCTTCGCGATTTCTTTGGGTTGCGCGACGAACTGCTTGCCTTCCTTTTTGCCTTTACGCTTGGCGGCGGTGGTTCGGGCGTACTCAGCAGGCGAGAGAGACTTGATCGCAGCCTCTGGTAAATATCTTTCGCCTGTTTGACTAGAAGGCTTACCACTTTTGGTTCTCCACTTCTGTTCCGTCCAAGCCTTGAGGGATTTTTGAGGGGGCTTCATGCAATGGGTCCACCCACTAACCATGCATCGCAGGTGCGATCACCCGCGCATTTGAAATGAAAGAGTTCGCAGTAGCCTAAGTTGCTCGCCTTGATCACCTCCATGGCGCTATCCATGTGAGGTTTGTCACCGGCTTCCATCCCCTTGGCAATACAGGCCAACATCTTGGGGGTTTTGATAAAGGCCGCACAGTTCCCGCAACGGGCGGTCTTGGCTTCCTCTGGGGAGATCATCCAGAGCTTGGCCTTCTTAGACCAAAACTTCTCTGAAGGTTCGTTAGGATTCAAAGGACCATAGCCATAGTCTTCGATGGCATGGTTGCGATTCTTTAGATTGACATGGATGTCCAAGGTCGCCACAGGACAAGACTTACCATCCTTATAGGATCGCTTAATGGCAGCACCGATGGCATCTTTTTTAATCCGCATAGCCATATCAATCTCGGTAACCGCCTCCCGCTTCCTTGTACTTTTTGGCTAATAGCTGGGCCTTGCGGGCTGACCATTGGCCTGCTTTGGTTCCCTGTGTGGCGGAACCTTTGATCTGGTTAAACAGGCGCTTACGCAGTTCAGGCTTGGTGTAGTTGCCTGCTGCGTTGACCTTGCTCTTGGACTTGGCTTTAGCCATTACCATTTCACCTTGTCTGCCCAGTACGCCGCAGACATCTTTCCTTTCGAGATGTTCTTGGCATGACGGGATTTAAACGACTCTCGCCGTTTGCGATAGGACTCAGATTCCCCGGCTTTTTTCGGGGAACCTGAGACACCTTGCTGACCAAAGCGAATGGTCTTGACCTGATCGCCAGACTTGGCAACGACAACGTGAGACTTGGTCGGATGGCTTGGAGTTCTCTTGGGTTGATTAAACCCAGAGACACCAGCGCGTTCCAGTCTTGGGTCTTTTTTAGCCATGGGAATTCCTAGCCGCAAAGCACCGTAACTTTCGACACCTGATCCAAGGTCATGACCGCGATGTCCCCTCGACCTGAATTGCTCTTGGTCGTGAGAATGCCCTCTGGCGGGATCATGGCATCGTTGGCGGTGGCATCACCGGGCGTATAAACCTTCAAGATCACCGTATTATTCGGTTGAGCGGTGAAGGTGATACTGCCTTCTGATGACGTTGCAATGTACAAGAGGCCCTTGATGCGGGTTCGAGGAAACGCAAGGTCTCCGCCGTAACCGATCTTGATGCCGCCACCCGAAGGACCACTGACCGACACACTGCTGACGCTAGTGTAGTAGTTAGTGGAATACACCACGGATGCACTGGGGCCGTTGAAACTTTCGGTCACTACCCCGTCAGCGCCTGTGATGCCTACCTTGACGCCCGTCACGGTGAAGACGGTGGCACTGTCTGCGCCATCCGAAGTCACAGAGACTTTGTAGCCGGTTCCGTACTGACCAATGTTGTTCGCCAACAAGGCCACCGATCCCGTTGCGGCAATGGATGCCGACGCAAACAGGTAGTCATCGTCGCTGTCCGGACTGACTGCCCAAACATCATACTGCATAGAGAATCCTCCGCTTAGGGGCTACCCCCGATGATTAAACGGTGACGCTCGTATAGAGGGCGATGTAGGCCGTGGTTGCGCCGACAAGAACCTGAATGAAACCCACCTGATTCGAGACCGCGCCCGAAGCCGCATTAACGGCCACACCGATTTTGGTGGTGCCAACGGTCAGGGAAGTGGTTACCAAGTTGGTTACTGTCGCCGAACTGGCAGTGAATACGGTGCTTGAAACGTCACCGATGAAACCATTGTCCGATTGAACCGGACCCGAAAAAGTAGTCTTAGCCATGTTTAAACCTCGTATGCGAGTTGTCCACCAGTCTGCATACTGTCAGCCGGGTCTGTCTGGTGGACTCTGTTATCCCGGTAGTGTGATTAAACACTACACAGGGTCCAAAAGAAAGGGGGACCGAAGTCCCCCGTTCTTTGCCTTGTGGGCTATCAGGTTGAACCCGGCGACCCGTAGATGCCGAGCGGATCAGAGACGCCGAACGAATATCGCTCGCGAGCCTTATACCGCACGTTCCCGGTATCGAAGTCTCCATCCATGCCGGTCGAAAGCGGCGTACGCACAAAGTGCTTCATGCCGTTCGGAACGTCAGTGATGAGGAAGAAGGCGTTGGTGTCGGTCAGATAATGGTTGACCGCATAGCCTTCCGGGATAGCACCCATGTTACGAATCGCGTTGATGTCGTTATCTGCCGTCGCCGTACGGAGAGTGGTCTCCATGAGGCGCTCGGCAACGAACATCAACTGCGACGGAACAATGAGACGGCGCGGACGGGCGGC